CTTGCTTCGGTAGGAGTATTTGGCGGTGTGGCAACGTACGGCGCCTTAGTTTCTATGGCTCAATTTAATTTGTTACGTGGGGCGGATCGTTTAATTATTGCTTTAGATAACGACCAAGCCGGTAAGGCGGCATCCCTTACCCTTCTTGATCTATGTAAGGAGATGGGTAAAGAAGCTTGGTTTTTTAATTATTCACATACAGACATGAAAGATGTTGGTGGTATGAGCAAGGTTGAGATAGAGTCTGGTCTAGAAACAGCAAAACATATAGTGAGAGGGAAAGTATGATTATTGGACTTTCGGGCTACGCCCAATCAGGCAAAAACACTGTTGCAGATATTTTGGTAGATTATCACGGGTTTACTCAACTTGCTTTTGCAGATGCTATTCGTGAATTTGTTTACCAAATTAATCCTATGGTTGCTTGTAGCCCTACCGGGTACTTGCAGGACCTTGTAAATCTTAAAGGTTGGGATGAAGCTAAACAAGAACCACAAGTTCGTCGTTTGTTACAGGACACAGGAGCTGCTGGCCGTAACATGATTGATGAATACCTTTGGGTTGCTCTTACTTTGTCACAAATTAAAGATCCACAAGAAGGACGTTACGTTATTACAGATGTTAGGTTTCCTAACGAAGCAGCAGCTATTTCTTCACAAGGTGGGCAGATATGGCGTATTGAACGACCAGGCGTGGACGCGGTTAACGACCACATCTCTGAAACAGCGTTAGATGCTTGGATCTTTGATGAGACTATCCTCAACGATGGAACGATTGAGGACCTAAAGAATAAGATTAAAGTTGACCTTTAAAGGAACCCTTCTTCCCTATCAACCTGAAGCTGTAGACCGAATGGTCGAACGCCATAAGGTTTTAGTAGCATACGATCTTGGCTTGGGTAAGACAGTTCTTACTATTGCAGCTATAGAGCGTTTGATGGATGAGAACAAAGTTAAAGAGCCAGGGCTTATAATCTGTCTATCCTCATTGAAATACCAATGGGCTAACCAGATTGAGAAATTTACTGATGGAACTTCACGCGCTTTGGTTATTGATGGAACGCCAAAGAAAAGAGCAGAGCAGTACGCCGAAGCTATGGACTGGCGGACTTCAGGGGTTGATTACATCATTCTTAACTACGAGCAGATTGTTAACGACTGGGACTCCATCAAGAATTTACCAAGAGGATTTGTCGTCCTTGACGAAGCCACAGCCATTAAATCCTTTAGATCAAAACGATCAAAAGCAGTCAAAAGACTTATAAGCGCACCTTATCGTTACGCTCTTACCGGCACACCAATTGAAAACGGTAAACCAGAAGAGTTGTTTAGCATTATGCAGTTTGTAGATGCAGGTGTTTTAGGTCGTTTTGATATCTTTGATTCAGCTTTTATTGTCCGTAACAATTGGGGCGGTGTACAGCGCTACAGAAACCTTCCAACTTTGCATGAGAAGCTTAAAGAAGCTTGCGTACGCAAAGCTCAGAAAGATGCCGATGTTGCCCCTTATCTTCCAGACTCTATTCATAAAGAACCAGTCCGTATTGTCCTAGACCGCAAAGGTTCTAAACTTTATGAGGTTATTGTTGGAGACTTAATTAAAGACTTAGACGAAGCGCAAAATCTTTTTGGATCAAGTTTTAATCTAATATCTCATTACGGTTATGAGAAAAAAGGTGGAGGCCCAGAAGATGAGATCCGCGGACGCATCATGTCCAAGATTGGGTGTTTAAAGATGTTGTGCTCACACCCAGAACTTTTACGTACCAGCGCTAGAAAATACGACTCAGTTGATAAAACAGTTTTGTGGGAAGATGAAGACGACGACGGTACGGTTACTAAGTTTAGTCAAATGACTCCTACCTTTGGAACTAAGGGCGGATCGTCATACGCCTCTGAGTTAGTTAAGTCAGGTCTTATGGACGGGGTAAACGACTCACCTAAGCTTGAGTATTTGATTAGTTATGTTAAAGACTTTTTAGATTTAGATCCAGCTAACAAAGTAGTTATCTTTGCTACCTATGTAGATATGCTAGACATGATTGCTAATGGCTTAGGTCCAGACCAATGCCGTAAGTACTCTGGAAAATTAGACGCTAAAACTAAAGAAAGTAACAAAATTGCTTTTAACACCGACCCATCCATCAGAGTTCTTATTAGCTCAGATGCTGGTGGATACGGCGTAGATCTACCAGCAGCCAACCTGCTAGTTAATTACGATTTACCGTGGTCATCAGGCGGAGCTGTTCAACGCAACGGCCGTATTATGAGAGCTTCCTCTACGTGGCCGTCAATTGTTATTCAAGACGTGATTATCTCCGGGTCTATTGAGGAGCGCCAATACGAGGCCCTACAGCAGAAGAACGCTTTAGCCAGCGCGGTGGTGGACGGCGAAGGTATTGATGAGCAGGGTGGAATACCCATGAATGTTGGCAGTTTGAAGGAGTTTCTATACATGGCTACCGTTTAGGTGTGTACACTAGTTAGATGCCTAACGCACCTAAGACGCCGACCCGCACTATCCGGGTCCCTGACGACCTCTGGAAGGCCGTACAGTACAAAGCAGCTAAAGATGGGGTAACTGTTACCTCGATCATTGTTGAGGCTCTACAGGCGTATGTAAAGGATTCTAATGGGTAAGCACCATGACAAGATTAAAAAGGCGCTTGAGCAGAGAATTGCCGCTACTCCAAACGGGGCTGGTTACAAAAAGCCTGGGAGCATGAACAAGAAGAAAACTGGCTATCGAGGGGCTAAAGCTAAATCCTCTAAGTAACAGTTGACACTTGTCAGTGGGCGGGTGTAAGTTTTCCTCAAGACGCTACAGAGCACAAGTGCTCTAAGCTTAACAAAGGAAAACTATGAGCCTACTCGATATCAAATCAAATCTACGTCAATACCTATCACTAAAAAAAGAAGTTGAACTTTTAACAAAACGCCAAGATGAATTAAAGTCTCGTCTTAAAGCTACAGTTGAAGCCGCAGGTGAAGCAGATGACCGCGGACACGTCACACTTAAAGTGGATGACGAAATTACAGGTGAAGTAACCCTTACACAACAACGTCGTGTATCAAAGACTCTTGACATGAGCGTTGCAGAAGATCTATTAAAAGAACGTGGCATTTACGACAAGTGCGTAAAGATGATCCCAGTACTTCAAGAAGATGCAATTATGTCCTGTGTTTATACAGGCGAACTTTCAGAAGCTGATGTTGACACCATGTTCCCCGCTAAAATTTCTTACGCATTCTTGGTTAAAGCATCGAATGACTGATGATCTAATCAATTCTACTTTTGCTGACTTGGATAGTTATTATCCAGGCAGTAAGCGGAAACGCAAACCAATAGAGGTTAAGAAACCTGAAATAGAGTTGGATACCACTTGGGACTCCAAACCTTTTAAAAAAACATTACCCAATGGCAGAGACCTTGAAATGTTTACTATTGGTGCTGTAGCTGCCGCGGTTGGTCGCCCAATTGCTTCTATACGTGCATGGATCAAAGAAGGCTACCTCCCGGCTTCTCCGTACAGACTTCCAACTAGGAAAGATGTTCACGGAAAAGACCACGCAGGGAGACGGTTGTATTCAAGAGCTATGGTGGAAAAGCTAGTAGAAATACTAGATAAGGCTGGACTATTGCAAACAAAGCGCATAGAATGGCCTTTACACCGGCAAGTATCTTTGGATATCGCCGAGGCTTGGAGTCAAATCCGAGCAAATGAAAACAATGAAAACTAAAACAAAAGGATGAAAAACATATGGCAGTAAACCGTACAGAGGACTATGTCCCAGAGACAGATGCGTTCGCAACAGTGAGCACACCAATCGAGTCTCGCCCAATGCAAGCAACATCAAAGCCTGTAGTTCAATCAGGTTGGGATGCAGCAGAAAAATCATCAGTCGCTTCCGGCGACTTCCCATCTGAGTTCAAGTTCACTGATGGTGAATATCAAATCATCAAGTTCCTTGATCCAAATGGCCCATTCGCTGTTTATAAGCAGCACTTCTTGTCACAGAAAACAAGTGGCAAGCGTTCATACATTTCACTGGGGGCAAATGACCCATTGTGTGTAAAGCTAGGTAGCAAGCCTGAAGATAAGAAAGCTTTTAGCATTGCTAACCTCAGTGTCCCAGGCGGTGTCGAGCGACAGATGATGATCGCAAGCCCACGTCTTTACAAGACATTGCATGCAGCACACTTCTCACCAGCCGGTCCTTTAACAAAGAACTACTGGGCAATTAGTCGTACAGGCAAAATGCAAAGCACCGTCTATCACCTTAACCCTGTTAAGGCTCGTGATCTTCTCGAGGACTGGGGCATTGACGTTGAATCACAAGAAGCCGCAATCGCAGCACTAACTCCGTTTGAAGCTTCAGCCATTAAGGCTCCTACATGGGAAGAACTTGAAGCAGTAGCAGACAGCCTTCTCTAATCAATTAATTGCGGACGGGGCTAGTGCTAACTGCATTAGCCCCATCTGCGTAATAAGGAGCATTATATGGAACACATTATTACTACTCGAGAACAACTTGATGAGATGGTTGCGTACTATCTAAAGCAAGATGCTTTTGCTTACGATTGCGAAACCGTAGGAGATAAACGTGTTATTCCAGCAGTTAACGAAGTATTATGGCTTAGTTTTTCGACACATGGCCGCGGTGATGTTATTCCGCTTGGCCACCCACATGGTGAGTTTGAGTCAGAAACTTTCCCACTTACACCACAAGGAGAAAAGCGCGTACTTGCAGGTTTGCCAATACGCGAGAGTGATTACTCTAAAGACCGCAA